TAGTACTATTAAATGGAGATAAACTAACAATGGATGCTCAATCGGCACTAAGACGATGTATAGAATTATTTAGTCATAATACACGATTTTTTATTATAGTAGAAGACAAATATAAATTATTGAAACCAATTTTGTCACGATTTTGCGAAATATATGTTCCGGAACCAGAATACAAAGGAAAAATAATAAATCTATATAAATTCAATTTGGATGAAACATTTAAACTAACAAGTATAAAAAATGTCAAGACTGAGTGGTTAAAAAAGGAATTACAAAAACCAATAACTTTGGAAACAGATTTAATTGCTTTTTCTAGTAAATTATATGAAAAAGGATATAGTTCTTTAGATTTAATTAAATTAATAGAAGAGGATACTATTAAAATAAATGAAAATAAAAAATATGATTTATTAATCACTTTTAACAAAATAAGGAAAGAATTTAGAAATGAAAAATTATTGATTTTATTTATTATGAACTTTAGTTTTTTAGATTTAGAAACCAACTTGGAAAATATTTCATTTATGTAAAAGTGAGTTAAATTAAGCAAAATATTAAATCAAATAGATACATAATATGGATGATTTTAATGTTAGTTCGTTACATGAATCAAAGAATGAATGGGGGGCACGTTTATTAACCATTTTGACACCATTAGTTACTGAAGGATTAAAATCTATTTTTGATGAATCCATAAAGTTATGTAGAGAAAATGACGAAATGGATAAGTATTTGATGACATTTCAAAATTTAATAACGCGAATTCCAAAATGGAACGCAAATATTATTGAAGCGGAAAAAAAGAGAATTATTGAACGAAGTGGATGTGGATATTTAGAAGAATTAGTCACATGTGTTCATATAATTCAATTAAAATTGCTAACCGCCATGCGAGTTGGTCAGAAACAGAAAAAGATTGATATAAATATTCCCAAGTTAGATGATTTTATTCATAAAACATATATAAATGTAGCACGAAAGGTATATAAAAATGTATATTTATTTGAAATAAATGTGGCTCCTTTACAGATACAAAAACATAACCGAGAATTAGAGACAATTGTTCAAGAATGTATTTTAAATGCGGTTAGAGAGAGCATTCCAATTGAACACATATTGAAAGCATATATGGATGAAACAGTTGAAGATGATATAATAGAAGAAATTAAAGAACAAGTAGTAGAAAAAAGTGAAGCAATCAACGCAAGAGGAGAGACAACTTTTGTTTCAGAGTCAAATGAATCTAAAGAATCTAAAGAAGGGTTAAAATTCAATGATGTAGATACAGCAATGGATAAATCTGGTAAAGAAGAGGTAATAAATGCTCCTAAGACACTTGAACGATTAGAGGAAATTAGTAATTTAAGAAATGCGCAAAGAAAGATGGAAGAAGATGATGAGGATGATAACGAAAAACTTAAAATATCTGATGAGCTTGTTGATCTAAATAGTTTAGATGTACATGTAATTGGTGAAAAACAAGTAGAATTAGATACTAGTTTTTTGTTAGATGATATAGAAGTTTTAGCATAAATTATAAATTATACGCGTTAAATTGTAAAATGAAATGTAAAAATATATTGTAAATGGATAATATATTTTTAGTAGCAGGTATCATATCTGTCATTTTTTTTGTCGCTAAATTTTTAGAAATGCAATATGTGGAGAAAGAAAGCAAACCACTTAAAATACTAATTAGAGATGCTTTGGTAGTTTATGTTAGTGTTGTGGCAGGCATGTTTATTTTAGAACAATTGACGCCTGTTATAAAAGAAACAGTAGTTCCTAGTAGTCCTATTGCTTTTACCGATAATCCGCCATTCTAGTAAGGGAACTACGTTCCCTTATGATCCCTCCTTAAATATTTATAATTTTCAAATTATGTTAATTTAAAATGTCATTTATTTAATTTATATTATTATATGTAAAGGAGGGGTCGTAGGGTCTGCTTAGCGATGACCTTGGTTTCTTACTTATCGTCCGGTCCATACTTTAACAAATGGACCATATGCTTTTTTACTATTAAAATCTTGTAAATATTGGTTATAATTATAACTAAATGCTCTATGGTGGTTCATTATATTTCCAAATAAAGATCCTTTTTTATTTAACAAAGGATATTCTTGATTAAAAAGTAATCCCATAATTCTTTCTAAACCACAACGATCAGTTCTGCTATTAATAACTGATATTAAGTTAGTAATTTTATATTTTGCTTCCAACATTTCCAAAAACCTTAGATTAATGTACGATTGAACACCGAAACATAAATTAAAATTATCTTTTTTGTGTAATCCTAGAATATTAATTTGATTACCATTCAATTTTTGTTTTAAATATAAACTGTTTCTTAAGTTGCTACAAATTCTAAGTAAATTCTGTAAATTTTCTTTGTCATAATCATGATGCCATAAAGGCATAACAGGATCATTTATTCTTTCAAATGGTATTCTTTTGTGAATAAAAACACTATCATGTATTATAACCGCATTATCAAACCATTTATTTTTTAAAAAATAAATATATGGTAAAAGTTCACCACGTTTAGGGTATTCTGATTGTACTATTTCCATATTTTGATATTCAAATTCAGCTTTTAAAAAATCTGGATTGCTATTATCATCTATAATAACAATCTTTTTAAAAGGATAATATGTTCTAATTAATTTAACACATTGATTCCAGTATTTGTTAGTTTGTTCTGAATTCACATGTCTTGTAATAATAAACCCATAAGTCATTATAATAAATAGTAATAATTTATTTTTATTAATATAAATAATAAAAATAAAATAAATAGTCTAAATAAAATAAAATAAAATAGTCTAAATAAAATAAAATAAATAGTTCAAATAAAATAATTTAACTAACATAAGATGGTAATTCATCTATGTTCATAACAGTTTCTCCTTTTGTTAATCCGGTTTTATTAATAACAAATTTGCTAAACTCCGGTCTATCTAATTGTGCGTTAGGACTATGATTATGAACGCATCGGGCAATCATTTTATACAATTTGAAATCAGGATAACGTTCCGCGCCATTATTTTTATATAGTACGTTAATACCATTATCATCAATACACCATTCAACAATTAATTTTACAATAGGTTCGCAACTATTTAAATTCTTAATACTATCCATGTCATCTACAATATAATCAAAAATAGAACATGCTAACCGACATAAATCAAAACTGAAATTAGGCTCTAGTCTAGGCTTTTTATCATTAAAGTAAGGTTCTGTATTATATTGGGTAGCCGCATCGCCTCCTGTTTGAAAACTGTCGCTACAAAATATTTTGTTATCAAATTTATAAATAGCGCGACCAAAATCAATGATTTTAAATATTTTTCCAAATGTGGGAACCTTATAATATTTCTTTTTGTACAAATAATACAAATACTTTTTGTTAGTAGGAATGTACATAATATTATTGGTATGTAAATCATTATGAGTGAATGAAAATAATTTTTGATATGTTATTAATGTCATAATTATTTGCATTAGAGCGGACATCCATTCATCATGAGATAACTCTGAATTAATAATCAAATCATCTAATGTACGTTCACAATTTTCCATACAAATAACTTGAACCGGAAATTTGGGCAAAGTTAAAAATAATTGCTCTTCTTCTAAATCAGTATCATAAGAACCACTTGTTTGAGAGCTAGAATACGAGTTAGATTTAGAACTATTTTTAGATCCCGAATTAGAATTAGAATTAGATTTAGAACAATCTAAATCTTCTATATCCAAATCATTATTTATATCACTATCACTTTCAAGTATATCATTTTCATTTGTATGAGATGTTCTTGATGAACAAGATGATCCAGATTTAAGACTTGCTGATTTTTTTTGATCAGTAATGTCCACCGAATTTGTTATATCAACTAAATCAATATTAAGCATTTTAACATCATCTAGTGACAGTTGATTAGAATTAGAATTATTTTCAAATATATTTTCAAAAATAGTGTCATCAATTGATTTTACAGATAAATTAGATTTTTGAGAAATATTCATAATATTTAATGGTTTCAAAGAGGGTTCTTTATTAAAAGAGTTTGGTAACAAATGTGAAAAATCTTCTACCGTAAACAGTGTATTTTTTTGTTTATTAAAAAAATCGGATTGTACCAAATAATCAATATCATCTATAATATTAATTTTATAATTATTTTTTATAGCTAAAAAAGAGCCATAATAATCCAGTCCATGAATAAAATTATGGGTATGTAACACTTGACTTGTTAAAAATGAAAAAAACCCATCAATGTAAGAAGAATTGTTAGTATCTTCTATTTTAGGATGAACTGTTTTTGTTTTATCAATTGAAGGCAAATTAAATAAAGCGGGATCTGTATAATTATATTTACCTACCAAATACTTGAATGGATCTAACAAAGGAGCCATTTTTATAAATACCTTTTGGCTTATAGTCATATCTTCGTCATCATTTATGTTTTTCAATTTACAAGAATAAATATGCGTAGCCTCGGTATTTCCGTCTTTATTTTTAATATCCTTAATGTCTGAAATATTCCACATGTGATTTAAATTAATAGAATTGTAATTGGTATTATTTAATGAAAAAAAACGTTCATAAATAGGTACGTAATTCTGTACATTAGATAAGGAAATGTTAGTATTAGATTGAAATTTGTTGAAAAGATTGATGTTCTTTCTTTTTTGATAATTCACCTTGATTGCCATTAGCTAATAAAAATAAAATTATAAGTTATATTTAACTTATTATAATTAAAATATCTATTAACTAACAAAATGTATAAACGCCTAAATGATTTATTTAGTATTATTCATTATTTGTTAGTTTGCGTAAATAAAAATCTTTTTTTTAAATATATTATAATAATAAATGAATTTAGAGCTAAAACGTTTTGATATGAAATCCATCAGTTTTAAGCCTAATGAATCAAAAGGTCCTGTTGTGGTTTTAATTGGTCGTCGTGACACTGGTAAATCATTTTTGGTAAGAGATTTATTATATTATCATCAAGATATTCCAATTGGTACTGTTATTTCTGGAACAGAAGAAGGAAACGGTTTTTATGGCAAGTTGGTGCCAAAATTGTTCATACACAATGAATATAACACTGCTATTATCGAGAACATTTTGAAGCGACAGCGACAAGTTTTGAAACAGATTAAGAAAGAAATGGAGCAATTTAAAAGATCTACTATCGACCCTCGAACTTTTGTTATCTTAGATGACTGCTTATATGATAACACTTGGGCGCGCGACAAGATGATGAGACTACTTTTCATGAATGGTCGGCACTGGAAGGTAATGCTAATAATTACAATGCAATACCCTCTAGGAATTCCACCAACACTAAGAACAAATATAGATTACGTGTTTATTTTAAGAGAGCCATATATAGCTAACAGGAAGCGAATATATGAAAATTATGCCGGCATGTTCCCCACATTGGAATCATTTTGCCAGGTAATGGACCAATGCACTGAGAATTATGAGTGCTTAGTAATCAATAACAATGCCAAATCAAATAAGCTACAAGATCAGGTCTTCTGGTACAAGGCAGACGCACATAATGACTTCAGATTAGGGTCAAAAGAGTTCTGGGAGCTATCTAAACAGATAAATGATGATGACGAAGAGGAGCAATATGACCCCAATAACGTGAAGAAACGCGGTGCGGGACCCAAAATTGCGGTAAAAAAAAGCAAATGGTAAACTTGCTTTACAAAATTGTAAAAGCGTTTTTAATTAAATATTAAATAACACAGCATTAATTTCTCTTAATACATTTGATAAATCAAAGCCCTTTTCATTAGGATTATATCTTATTATTTTATTGCCCAATGACATAATATACATTTCTCTTATTTTTTCATTTTCGGGGTCACGGTCATCGTGATTATTTTCATCACATTCAATAACTAATTTATAGTCAACAAAATATAAATCTGCTCTATATTTACCTATAGTAAATTGGCGTTTGACATTTAATATATTACTATATGCGTTTGAAATAAAGCCAATTGTTTGATTTTCAATACACATTCCAATATTTATTTGTTTTACACATTCACTTATATCTACAATATATCTATTTCTTAAATTGAAGGAATTTTTTAATATTTTAAACGCATCTTCTGTAAGAAGATAAGTTATTTTATTATGACCACCGTGTTGATTAATTAGTTTAATTTTATTTCGTTCAATAATATAATGAATATTTTCTTTGTAATTTTTAGTTAAATGTTGGACTAAATGAATTTTTTGACTTGCTAAATGTAATAAATCTTCTAAATTTCTTACGAATTCACACATTGTTTATATAATACATTAACTATATTATGATAATTAAATTCAATTTTAAATATCATATGTAAATATTTTTATTTAATATTTATTCATCCTTCTCCTTCATTGAAAAAGGTCCACTAACAAGCTCAGAACGTCCATAATCAGTCTTACCTACAACAATATTCTCGCCATCAAATAGCTCCGAACGAATATCCGCAACAGAGATGGTATCTGAACCTTCAGTTGTTAGAGCCTTCTCTTGACTGGTCGCACTAACACCAATCAAATTGCCTTCCTGGTCAATATCTTGCGTCAAAACGTTGCCATGTTTATCCGCGTTCTTCTTGTTATCATCAATGGCTTTCTGCTTAGTCTCCTTGAGACGCGATTCAAACGCATTTTTGGCAGCAGATTCGTTCTTTTGCTTCTCCTGGGCAAGCTGATTGAGTTCCTCCTCCATGTACTCAACGCGACCGGTCTTGTAAGCTTCCGGATCCCAAGGCAACCAAGTACCAACAGGGCCAACAAATACGTCAAAACTAGGATCCACTTCTCGGATCAATTTGGCACGCAATTCAGCTTCCTCTTGAGACGCAAAATGACCGCGAGCCTTAAAGCCACGTACCGAAGTTTGAAAATTATGCTTGATATTAAATTGCTTTTCTAGTTCATCCTCTTCCTTATCCATGAAGGTCTTGTAGTCATCTTCAATAGAAGAAGAAATAATATTGTCACGCTCTTCCTTCACAAATCCTTCATAATCCTTCATAACATCCTCAAAAGATAACTTATATTTATAAGACATAAAATTAATAAATTGATGAAATTTTTCCATAGATTTAGAAAATTCCCATCTCTTTAGGAATTCTTCAAAAAAGTACATTTCTTTTTGCTTCAAGATTTTCTCAGGAGTAATAAAAGAAAAACAACCAAATGTTTGACCCGCGATAGGCTTGTCTACTTCAAGCAAGTCAACATATTTAGGATTAGATGAACCATCTTTAGATAACTTACGTTCAAATGCCAACTTTTTGGCGATATTAGATTTAGATTTTCCGCTCATTATATATTAATTAATTTAGTTCGTTTTAAGTATTAATTAATTAAATTATTATTTCTTTTAATAATTATTAATTATTTATTTTCTTATATTTTATATATAGGATGTTTAATACAAACGAACTTATTAAGCGAATTATCAAGTATATCGTTGAAGGCGTTATGATTGCAGTTGCGGCATATGTTATTCCTAAGAAATCTTTAAATTTAGAAGAAATTGGTTGCTTAGCTTTAACCGCTGCGGCCACTTTTGCTATTTTGGATACATATATTCCTAGCATGGGTGTGAGTGCTCGTTCTGGAGCTGGGTTCGGATTGGGAGCAAATTTAGTTGGATTTCCCGGTGGACTTTAAATCCACCTTTCAAAAGGTGGAGCCAAACTAACATAATATAAATAATATAAATACAATTAGATATCTATATTATTGATGCATTGGGTATATATACTAAAATGTCAAAATGACCATTATTACATAGGAGAAACTACAAGATTATATAGAAGATTTTGGGAACATAACTCAGGAAAAGGTGGTGTAAATACATATACATATACACCAGAAACTGTTGTAGCAATTTATAAAGTAAATATGTTAGGTATGTTTTTTGAATATGATTATTTAATTGATGGTGCTATAGAAGGTGGATGTGATTATAAACCATATAAATTAAAAAAATTTGATGATAAACTTGATGATTATGATTATAATGGAAGAGATGTAGAAAATAATATTACAGAATGTTTAATGATACATAATAAAGAAACATGGAATAAAATAAGAGGAGGTAAATATACACATTTTAATGTTACATATAAATTTCCCATTAATGATAATATACAAAATTTACCAATATGTAAATGTGGATTACCTTGTGATGTTAAAAAAAATCAAGAAAAAAATTATTTATTTTTTAGATGTGCTAAAAAAAATATGTGGGAAGAATTTAAAGAACAATTTGATATAGATGAAGAACCTTGTAATTTTTATATGGAATATTCAAGAGATAAACCATTTAAATTAGAAGAAACTAAAAAGTTTGAAGATAGAAAGAGAATTCTAAAAGAATTGTTTAAAAAATCATTTTGGTTAAAAAATATACCTGAATGTGATAATACTGAACCAGATGTTTGTATAGGTTGTTGTAATAAAGGCTATGATTATACTAAAGTAACATATAGTTATAAAGAACGCAATTTGTGTTTTGATTGTTTTATTGATAAAAATGACGAATTATCAAAAAAATATACTATTATAAGTGAAGGAAAGTGTTTATTAAAATTTAAAAAATAATGTAATATTTATTTGGTCTAATTTTGGCTCCACCTTACCCGTAGGGAAAAGGTGGAATTTAAACCGTAGGAATGAATTCCCAATCTAATTCAATACACATTTTTTTCCATGTTTCATCTTGTTCAATCAATTTTTCTCTATCTTTCAACAAAGGAATAGAATCTAAGTACTGTTCTTCTCCAAGAAGTTCGCAAAATTTAAATAAAACATAATAATAGTTTAAAAAATTAACACGATAATCTGGACAAGTTTTGGCATAAGGTGATTGAATTTCCATGAAAAGATTACATAATGTTTCTTCTAATTCGGGGCTAAAAACAGGTGGTTTAAGACCCAATTTATTTTTAATAAATGCGATGTGTTCATAATATTTATTAAATCCCAGCTTCTTTAAAATCTCTTTGGTTTTATAATGTGTTAGTTGTTCAAGACTAATGCGCTCTTTTTTGATTTGTAAATGTATTTGATCAATTACTTCATCTGGAATTTGGGTTGTTTCCTTGCCTTGAAATTGGGCAAGAATTTCTTTAAAATGATTAATTTTCTTATAGGCATAAAAACAGACCTCTTTGGGAGGCTCTTTATAAGATGGTTTTTCATTTTCAATAAGATAAGGAATATTGACAGCACATACATTACAAATAAGTACCCCTTCATCATCAAGTGGAATAAGTTCGCCTTTAAAACAATGCTGACATATATCGGTGCATCTAACAAATGAATTCATGTCAATAAATGTTTCATCAATATTGCTGAGATATTTTTGAACGATATTTTTGTTTCTATTTTCAGTAACATTTTCTTCTTGATTCGTGTTTTGAATTTTGAAGAAATTAAAAAGTATTTGATTTTTAGAAGATACAGATTTGTTAGTTGAAGAATTAGTTGGAGTATCAATATTATTGATATTTTTTTTGTTTTCAAAATATTCAAAAATGAATTTAGAATTATCTAAAAAATAATTATTTTTCTTGTTTTTTAGTTCTTTAATAGTCTCATCAATTTCCTTGATGCGATCCTTCATATCCATAATCTGTTCAATGTTAGTTTTATCAAGTACTTCTATTTCTTTTTTTAAATCGGCTTTTTCATGTTTTAATTTAGGTATAGTATCAAATTCATTCTTGTCAAATTCATTTATAAACTCTTTGTGCTTTCCATCCAACGTGGTAGTATATTTTTTACAAACCCGAATTTTTTTGTTAGATTTAGGCTTGAAACTAGGCATAATATATTAAAGAGTAATTTATTATTTAATTTGAAATTTTAAAAAAGATATTATTCATTGGTTTAAAGGCAAATAAAAGTTTCAAATAATACATTAAAGAATGGACGGTTCAACAGACATATTAGTAAATTTGAATATTAAAAATAATTTAGACACAGAAATAGATCAAATTAAATTCAAGAAGATGGTATTTTTATACAATGCTTTAGATAATGGTTGGTCTATCAAAAAAAAACAAAATTCTTATATTTTTACAAAAAATCATGAAGGTAAAAAAGAAATATTTGATGAAGGATATTTGGCCATATTTATGAAGGATAATTCAAACATTAATAATATATTGTCGTAATATGTAGGTAGTGAATTAAATTAATAAAAACAATTAATTTAATTTTAGGAAAATTTTTTTCTTTAGGGATATTATAAAATGGGAGGTGGTTTAATGCAACTCGTGGCTTATGGCGCTCAAGACGTTTACCTTAAAAGCCTGTAGGGTAGAAAAACATCAGGGAATATCGAAAAAATAAGATATTCATAAAGCCTTATATGGATCCAATTTAGGACCATTGATGTTAATCAGGGATTTAAATCATAGTGAATTTAAAAGAATAACCCTGGTAAGAAAATCAAACTGCTTGAAACCCCTAAAGCTTATTCTACTAAACAATTTTTGTGAGAAAATTGTGGCCAAGACAAAAACCTTGGGTATAGTAAAAATGAATAAGATGAATTGAACTAACAAGTTCGATAAAATGGGCAATGAGCATCCAAGCTTCTTTAAATAAAATAAAAATAATAATTAAAACAATATAAATATAAAATACAAACATAGCATATAAATAAATGTCTTGCGTAAAGTTTTTAAACGAAGAAACATTAAACGAAGTACTAGACAAAGTATGCTACAAGTGTGAAATAAATTATCCAATTACAAATTATAGAAAATATAGTGAAGATAAATTTGGAAAAACATGTAAAAAATGTTTAAACGAATTAGATAAAACAAGAAAGAAAATTCTAAGACAAAAAAACGCTGAAAATACAATTGCGAAATGTGAAAAATGTCAAGAAGAAAAAGCATTAAATCAGTTTTCAAAATTGAAGAAATTTTATAAAAAAAAGATATGTCTTTCTTGTTATCCTAAATTTTTAACAGAACAAAAAACAGCGTGGTGCAAAAAAGAACATAATACAAATATGAATTATAGAATAAAAAAATCTTTAGCAGCTCGTTTAAGAACAGTTCTTGTAAAAAATGACACAACCATGAATTATGTTGGATGTAATATTCAATATTTAAGAGAATGGTTTGAATATAACTTCACAAATGAAATGAATTGGGATAATTATGGTACATATTGGTCAATTGATCATATTATACCTGTTTGTAAATTTGATTTAACTTTAGAAGATGAAAAATTTAAATGCTGTAACTGGTCTAACTTAATGCCTGTAACAGTTAAATATAATTCATCAAAAAAAGAAATTGATATGAATCAAATAAATAATATTGTAAATAAATTAGAAAAATTTAAAGAAGAAGGTTCAACGACTAAATGGTTTTCGTGTGAATTTATATTAAATAAAGAACTTGCTTTAATGAAATAAAAATGAAAGCAAATATGATTTCACTTTAAGATATAGTCTAATCCTTATTGAAAGATAAGGTAGAGGAATTGTACAGGAAATCCTCAGATCACTTTTTGGAAAGTGACATACAGACGTTACACTAACTTTGCTATTGAATCAATCGAGCAAACTTTCAATGGACAAGCCGATTTCGGTCGTCGTGTTCAATGCGTGATCAGCCGCAACGGTGATCTCGCTTACCGCACTTATCTTCAGGTTACTCTCCCCGAGATTAACCAGCTCATGGGCATTGCTTCCTTCGCCGTTGGTGTTGGTTCCGGTGTGTATGCTCGTTGGTTAGATTTCCCCGGTGAGCAACTTATTGCCCAAGTTGAGGTTGAAATTGGTGGTCAACGAATTGATCGTCAATATGGTGACTGGATGCACATCTGGAACCAACTTACCATGACTGCTGAGCAACAACGTGCCTACTTCAAGATGATTGGTAACACTACTCAACTTACTTTCATCACCGATCCCTCTTTCTCTGAGGTTGATGGTCCTTGCGACTCTTTGGCTCCTCGTCAAGTGTGTGCTCCCCGTAATGCTCTTCCCGAGACCACTCTTTACGTGCCTCTCCAATTTTGGTTTTGCACCAACCCTGGTCTTGCCTTGCCTTTGATTGCCCTTCAATACCATGAAGTCAAGATCAACCTTGATATCCGTCCTATTGATGAGTGCTTGTGGGCTGTTACTACTTTGAGCTGCAACTCTGGCACCCAACCTGCTGGCCAACCTGTGACCAGTGCTAACCAGTACGCTCCTGGCCGCCCTGTTCCTGCTGCTATTGCCTACAATCAATCTTTGGTTGCTGCTTCTTTGTATGTGGACTATATTTTCTTGGATACCGATGAGCGAAGACGTTTTGCCCAAAATCCTCATGAATATTTGATCACTCAGCTCCAGTTCACTGGTGACGAGTCTGTTGGTTCTTCTTCCAACAAGATCAAGCTCAACTTCAATCACCCTGTGAAGGAGCTTATCTGGGTTGTTCAACCCGATCAAAACGTGGATTATTGCTCATCTTTGGTGTGCGATGCCCTTTTATTCAAGGTTCTTGGTGCCCAACCCTTCAACTACACTGATGCTATTGATGCTCTCCCCAATGCTATCCATGCTTTCGGAGGTCCCGCTGCTGTTGCTCAAGATAGCCGAGCTTTCATTGATGCCCGTGGTCTTTTCCAAGATGCTGGTGCTCTTGATTATGAAATCCCTGCTGGTTTCACTGGATACTGGCACGGACCTAACAATCCTTACAATGAGGCTAACATGGGTGGTGTTCAAATTCCTGTTTCTGATGCGACATCTGGTCTTGACCCCTCTATCCTTGCTCAACTCAATGATTTGAATGGACCTCACATGGATAACTCCACTGTGTCTGATGCCGGTACTTTCGTGTTGACTGAGACCTCTTTGGACTTACATTGCTGGGGACAAAACCCTGTTGTCACTGCCAAGCTCCAACTCAACGGACAGGATCGTTTCTCTGAGCGTGAAGGATCTTACTTCAGCTGGGTGCAACCTTACCAAGCTCACACTCGTTGCCCTGATGAGGGAATTAACGTGTACTCTTTTGCTCTCCGCCCTGAGGAACATCAGCCAAGCGGTACGTGCAACTTCTCTCGTATAGATAACGCTACTCTTCAGCTTGTGCTTTCTAACGCCACAGTTGAGGGCACCAAGACTGCTAAGGTGCGTGTGTATGCCACCAACTACAACGTGCTCCGTATCATGAGCGGTATGGGTGGATTAGCATACTCCAATTAAGTAAACTGAAATATAATATTTCAATTAAAAACTACTTAAAGATATTCGTATTATATAATATATAATATGAATTACATACTTTCATATGACTTTGACACACAACTAAATTGTGGTATTATTCGCTTTAATGATAAATCAGTTTTAATGGATTTTAAAGATTTATTTTCTGTTATTAATTTTAATAAAAATTTTATTCACTTTGATGCTGATGATAAAGACTACCCTTTTTATTTACGACATCATCAAAAAATTTCTTATTTAGAATATTTATTTAAATTTGATCCTTCAAATATTGAATATGTATTTAAAAATAATAATAAATTTGATTTAAGAAGAGAAAATATATTAATTCATCATAAATTTCATAAAAAAATAGGAGAAAAATATAACATTATTGATTTTAAACTTGGTCATTTTGCTGAAACAGGCACAGATGCTTATGTTATGAAAAATCCTACATGGAAAATTATAAAAAATGAAAAAGAATATTGGTTAATGTATTGTGAAAAAGATACAATAATAAAATTATGTCAGAAATCGTTAGATAAAATAAAAGAATATGAAAATACTAAAAATGAAGGAAATAAAATAACATTTTTTAAATTACAGAATGGATATATTATGGCAAGTAATAATTTATATATCCATCAAATAATTACAGGTTGCTATGGAAATGGACAAGGAACCTTGACTGTTAGTGTAGATCACATAGATCAAGACCCATTAAATAATACTTGGGAAAATCTTAGAATTGCAACAAGAAAAGAACAAGAGCAAAATTCAAAAGGAATTAAACCAGGCACAAAAAGAGAACGAAAACACAATGCACAAAATTTACCAGATGGAATAACTCAAGAAATGATAAAAAAATATGTTGTATATTATAAAGATTATGCTGACAAAGAAAAAACACAGATGCGTGAATATTTTAGAGTAGAAAAACATCCAAAATTAGATAAATTATGGTCTACAACAAAATCATGTAAAATAACTATTCAAGAAAAATTATTGCAAGCTAACAAAGTTGTTGATGATCTAGAAAATGATATTTATCCAGAAAAAGAAGTTTCCGAATTACCCAAAAATGTATCACTAATAGTTTCAAGAGGAAAACCGCACTTAGTATTTGAAAGAAAAATAAATGATAAAAGATTAAATATTAAAATGGTCTTACCCGAAGAATATGATTTACAAGAGCAATTAGAAATATTAAATAAAAAAGTTAAAGAAAAATATAATAATACATTTAAATATAAAATATGTATTAAATTAGATGATACAAAAAAAATTATAGACCAGATTACATTTAATATAAGTCGTTTTAGAAAATATAAACATTCAATTGAATTTAATGAATTTGTTACGCAAAAATATGCAGTACAAAAAGCTGAAGAATGGTTATCTGAAAAAGTAACAATTGAGCATTATAATATTATAAAAGATGATTTAACTTTTTGGAATCATGATGATTTAAATGATATTTTAAATAAAAATAGAGGACAACTACTAACAGACTGTATATTTTTAGAAGAAGCAAATGTTTATTCAACACATTTATTTATTGATTGTGGTTCATAATAAATTTTTAACATAACTGTAGTAGTATTGAATAAATATAATCAAAAACATTTATAATTATAATCATTTAAACACAATAATTCAAATGCTTATATATGTCAGTTAATCCTGTAATTGTAATTTTTGGTGCAAATGGATGGATTGGTTCAAAAGTGT